GGGCTGCACGTTGGTTGCTTGCATCGAGTCCTGCGGCTTCAAGGATTTCGGCGGCTTCCCACAAGGATTCCTCCAACTTACAGATGCAAACCTGCAACTCCAATACATACCCTCGCTTTATCACGATCATGTCGTTCATGCTGCCTCCTGCTCTTTGAAATCAAACGGCGTTACGTCTTTGTCACGTACGCAGTCTGCTAGGTACTCCAATAATTTGTAGTACGCATCTTCGTCATCTTCGGCTTCAATTAAAAAATCGCAATTCACGTTGTAGGTTTTCATGCAACCTCCCGAAAAATCCGCACGGCCTCGTCAATCGGCAGCGCATTGAGCACCGTCCGTCCCTCGCGCAGCCTGTGAGCGATGTAGTCCGCTCGCGTGTCCGCGCTCTTGATCGCGGTCGTCTGCCAGAGTTTGCCGTCCTTCAAGTACACCACCTTGTTACGCATGATCCGCTGCAATTGCTTGCGCGAGAGATGCTCGCTTAAGATTTCCTGCACCAGCGACTCTGCGCTCTGCGAGAACTCGTGCGTCTTGCCGTCCCACTCGTAGGTGCTAGGCGGCAGGGTCTTCGCGTAAGCATTCAGTTCATCCTCTGCTGAGTGATCGGAGAATCGATCCGCACCACCGTAGCCCTCGTTGCTCACCGTCCCACGCGCTTTGCCGTTGATGTAGAGCGAAGCCTCGAAACATTGTGTCTCTTGAGACGCGAATGCGGCATGCTTGATGTTCTTCAGTTCAATCTTCATGTGTCTTGCTCCTCGTCTTCGGTTTCTTCAGTTTTCTCAATGTGCATGCTTCCGCATGCTGGACAGATATCGTCCTCGAACAGGGTGACCCATCGCCTCCCAATTCCGTAATCGATCATCTCGCGCTCGACAACACGCTCTGGTTCATCGAACTCGTGCGCGCAGGATTTGCATCGATAGTCGTACGTCAGATCACGCATACTGGCTCTCCTCTGTGAGGTTGTGCGTTGCCCAGCTTACGAATCGCCCCATCGATTCCCCGTATTCCATGCCATGCAAACTCGCGGCCTGTTTAAATGCGGATACCGGCTCCAGATCGGGGCTGCGATCCATCATCGTCAGCGCGTCTTCGTAAATCACAAAATAAAGTTGCTCGTTCATAGCATCACCTTCTGCGCGCGCTTGCGCGCGTTGTTTTTCGCTGCCCGAATGTCATCCGCATGCATGCCCTCCGCGAGTTCCATCGCGAGATTTATCGCGCGTTCGGACTGCTCTTCAGTCGGTGCGGTGATCGCGAGAAAGAGCGCAAGGGTGAGTGCCTCGCGCGGGGTTTGGGGTGCTCTCATGTTACGTCTCCCGTGGCCTTTGCGATGGCGGCTTCGGCTAACTCTCGAACCGCTGACACAACGTCTAACAATTCATCTCGCGGCAGTCCTGCGATGTCGTGCGTTACCTCATGCAAAATATCCGACAGGGCTTCGAGCATCTGCGGTGCGCTCGAAATGAGTCGAGCGTCTGCTTTGCGAGGAGCGTAAATACTCGCAACGGGTACACCGCTTTCACCGACAATCCTGTACGGTCGATCCGCCCGGTCGGATTCAATCAGCATCCATGGACCTTGTGTGTGTGATGCGCTCATGTCGCATCTCCCGCTGCCTTTGCGATGGCTGCGCGAGCGATGTTGTCGTATGTCTGCCATGCGACAGGCATCGCGTCGAAGTGCCTCTGGTAAGCATCGACAATGTCTTGCAACGCAGCCAGTAGGTCGGGTGCGGAACTAATGAGACGGGCATTCGCTGCCGTCTCTGCGTCATTGTGATCGTCTTCGACAGATGCAACGAAAGGTTTTATGAAATCACCGTTGCCGTAGATGCAGCGACCGTTTGTAATGACCCAAGGTGCGGGTGTGTGCTTGCTCATCGCACGATGCTCCCTACGAGTGCTCCGATGGCGGCTGATCCCGCCATGAGCGTGAACAAATAAAACCAGTAGCCAGCGGGCATCAAAATCATCAGCGACGTTGCGATCAGCGACATGCCCACAATCGCGATCAGAAATTCCCAAGCGTTCATGCGACCTCCGACAGGGTGAGGTTGTAGATGGAATTGACGTACTTGACCGTGCGCGCGTAGGCATCGGGGGTGCGGTACTCGCGCGGCATCTCATCGATGAATGCGAGAATCGGGAGCAGGGCCTCGCAATCCTCTTCCCACCACGCGGGTTTCGGGCAGTAACGCTCGTTCGCGACGGCCTGTAACGCCCACGGGGATTGCTCTCGCAATTGCGCTTGACGGGCAGGGGATAACCAGATGCCACCGTGACGAAAGGTGTAGACCCGCACGATTCCCTCCGCGAGGTGCTCGATTTGATCGATGGTGTCCCATGGTGAGGGCTGACCCACGCGCGGGGTGTGGGTGTAGGTCGGGACTGTTTCTCGAATGTGGTTCATGTGCTAGTTCCTCGTTTGGTTAGGTTCAAATTCACTCGACGGGTACATGATAAGCCCAACCCGGTTGAGCATTGCAAGGGGTTCGATTGCAAAGTTTTGTTAAGATTTTGTAATGTGATTGTGCATAACCTGTGGATAAGTGAGGGGGCGGGGGAATTAATGCATACCCAGCTTGTCCGCCAGGTGGTCGTGAAAACGACCGCCAGGTGGTCATTTCCGTAGCCGGGTAATTAATGCATAACTTAATGCTTAATTAATGCATGACCCGAAAGTGTCGATTTTCCTTTGTAAATCAGTCACTTGGGAATTAATGCATTTAATTCTATTTTTACTTAAGAGAAACGGAGGGAGAGGGGGTGAGAGGGTGTGTCAAGAAAACAACACACCGTTGCAGGAAAACAACACAAGTATAGATAGATATATAATAATAATAATAAATAATAATATATATAATACCCTATCTTTCGTAGAATCAATGACTTACGCGCGATTGTTTAATGCTTACCTTAAAAGCAAAAATATGCATTAAGTTTTTGGCGGGTTGCGTGAGCGCAAGCGGGTGATATAAATTGCAGAGGATGCGCGCTAACTTGGAGGCTGCGTAATTGTGAACGATAAGACGTTACAGGCGGATAAGGGCGTTACCCTTGGGGAGGGTAGCGGGGTGAAGTCGAGCGGCTATAATGGCTCGACCGCGCGTTCTGGGGGTGTTGTAGTGCAGCAGAGCACTAGAGCCGTATCCCCAATAAACGATAACCGAAAGCATCCCGATGCGAATCTAGCGGCGACCATTGCGACCATGTCGTTTTCGGGATTCACCATGTCGCAAGTGTGCAGCGCGCTCCGATTGTCGGAGGAAACCGTTCGCAAGCATTACGACTATGAGTTCAAAAACGGTCAATCGAATATGGTGAACGACATCGCGCAATCTCTCGCGCAACGCGCTAAAGCTGGGTCCGATACCGCTGCAATTTTCCTATTGAAAACGCGCGGATCGGGAAAGTTTACGGAGCGCAACGGTATCGAATTGACCGGGAAGGATGGCGGACCGATTGAGGTGCAGCAGCGCACAGAGATTCTCTCGAACGTGAACGGGCTGCTACGGAAAGGGGTTACGATTGACGGAGAGGTTGAACCGCTCGACTAAAAAAAGGGGCGGGAATGACCCGCCCCAAACTAGCACCTAGCGAATAGTTTTTAGGCTGGCACGGCGAAGTTCGAGAGGCTACGACGCGCGCGACCCTTTGCGCGCAATGCCACCACGATACCCGGATTATCCAAAAATCTTAGGTCCGTAGAATCGCCATTCTCGACCGTACGACCTAAAAACGTCGCCGGGAATGTGCCTTTAAAAACGGCGGCGAAATTGACGCGCGACCCGTAATGACGCAAAGCGCGCACCACGATAGGCGCGAATGCTTTCGCATGCGAATAACTAAACGTGAGCGCATAGTTCGCGATATCCGCAATGCGACGGTTCGGGAGTTTGGTGTAATCGTAGAATTGTAGTTCCGGGAATGCGGCGAAAATGTGCGGATATTCGCGACCGTCGCGCGCGCATGGCACGGTTTCCCATCGGATGTCCGATGTCCCATTCAGTCTAATGACAAGTTTTTTGCGCTTGCGTCGCGCGTACTTTTTCGCGCTTTCAATTTCGGTCACCAATTGCGCCATAAATCCGACACGGTCCGAAAGGTAAAAATGCGTTCGACGCAATCGCGCTTTCTGAATTGCGTTATCTGGCATGTCGTGACCGTGTGAGTCGAAACTAGTGTTTCCCGGTGACATGCCACCCCGGCCCGCATAGTTCAGACAATCGACCACGCATTCCGCAATTCGCTCTAATCCACATACGTTAGTTCCCGAACTATCGGAAGGTGCAAGGTATAAAACCCCGGTAACGTACCCGCGCTTTTGACCCTTTACGGTTTTCGGATTCGCATCGATGTTAAGCAATTTCGTTTTCATGTGTGCTAGTTCCTAGTTCAGATTTTGAAACCATTGGTTTTTAAGAATTCGACGTCGGATTTACTTGCCATGCACACCGCCATCATGTGGCGCGCAATGTAAGTTTGCAGTCTCGCGCGATTTTTTTCGGTCGGATTCGCGCGGAAGTTTTCGATTAATTTCGTCATGTGCTAGTTCCTGTTAGTGGTTATCGAACGTGTGACAAATTGCACCAATCGAGAATCAATCGTCAAGCCCATCAATGCACACGACCACCACGCGGACAGTCTCGCGCGCGCTAGTAGTAAACCGCGCGACATGCGCGTACACGCGCGCGCACCTGGCGCGCACATGCACGCACACGCACACGCGCGCACGCATGCGCGCCTGGAGCGCGCACGCGCACGCGCGGTTTATGCGCGCAATACCCTCGGGACCCCTATCGACGCGCGATCGCCCAATGCGCGATGCGATGCGGTACGGGGCACGGTTTTCGACGGGTGGGGTGCTGGGTCCCATCGCGTATATCACCTCCCGACTCCACCGCCATTTTTCAGATGCACTATCCCCTTGCGCACAAAAGTGTTAGGGTCCCATCCGGGTATCTGGCACGGTGCGCGTGCAGCGACTAGACCGGCAGCGGGGCTAGCACACAGGCTCCACGGTTGTTGGAGATCGCTGCTTTCCGGCAGGATAATCCTGCATACCCCAACGGCAACGAAGGACCTCAATGCTTTACACAGGCGCAGCCCCGTTACCCCGGCATACGTATGCGTATGTGGAGCCGAATGCGTTAGGGACCCACAACTGGCTGCGAGTTGCGTGGTTTGGGTTGGTATCTCATCCGGGGAGAACGTGGGGATGTCATGTGATGCTGGAGTGCGGGGCGGTGTATCGGAACGTACCGTTACACAAACTTGCACACAAACCCACAGGGACCCCTTGGGACCCCGCTTCTGCACAGACTTGGGATTGCTACGGGATTCACTTTAGCGTACTGGAGTATCCGTTTCTTGAAGGGACCCGGATCAGAACCCGGCTACGGTCTAAGGAGGAGCACACGGGCAATTACTTGTTTACCGCGATCCCGATGTTGGATGGGTTTAGTTTAGAGCCGGAGCAGAGCAAGGAGTTTTACTTCATCAAACTGGACAACGGGCGCTTTACAGCGCAACCTACGAATCATTTGTTGGTTCAGGACAAGTCGTTCATTACTGACTCAAACTGGCCCAAGTTAAAGCGTCAAACTGATGTATGGAGTGTTGACCATGGCAACGAAGTCGAAAGTTAACGCAGCGGGCAATTACACGAAGCCCGAGATGCGTAAGAAGTTGTTCAATCAGATCAAAGCCTCTGCAACGCAGGGCACCGCAGCGGGGCAGTGGTCAGCCCGTAAAAGTCAGTTGTTAGCCAAGAAATATAAAGAAAAAGGCGGCGGCTACCGTGACTAAAGTTTGCACAATGTGCGGGGAAGAAAAGCCTTTTTCCGCATTTCGTTCTCGTGGTGGAGACATGAAGCATTTGCTTAAAAGCCGATGCAATACTTGTCTTTACAAAGAACATCGCAAATGGACCGTTGAGAATCCTGATCGTGTTCGGGAGTACCGAACTAAAGACAGTTGGACGCTTGCAAAAAGATGCGCCCGTCGTGGAATTACGCCTGAGCAACTTGTTACTGCATACGAACGTCAAGAAGAATGCTGTGCAATTTGCAAAACCGAAATTGAGTTAATTGACAGCGCAATTGACCACAATCATCAGACCGGCGAATTTAGGGGCGTGTTGTGCAAGCAATGCAATCGTGCTTTAGGAATGTTTAAAGACAGTCCGTTTGTTTTAAAGAACGCCTTGGAATATCTAGAAGCATTTGGGAGTTATGGTGATGCCTCTGAAACCGTCACAAAGATCGCTTAAAGACTGGACCGCGCAGGAATGGCGCACCAAGTCGGGCAAGCCGTCGAGTAAAACTGGCGAGCGATATCTACCGGCTGCTGCGATCAAGGCACTTTCTCCGCAGGAATACGCGGCAACGACGCGAGCGAAGCGCGAGGGCAAAGCGAAGGGCAAGCAGTTTGTAGCGCAGCCGAAAGCGATAGCAAAGAAGACCTCGCGTTATCGATGAACCAGCCTGCTAAAGGGACCCCAGCGGGGACCCCTCCCCCGCTGGACATGAATGATCCGTTGATCAAGGAGCTGAACAAGCTTCCAACGGACGATTTGATTGCGTATGAGAACCGGCTCAAGTGGGCGAATCAGAGACACAAGCACCAGAAGCCACCGAAGGGCGAGTGGACAGTGTGGTTGATGCTGGCCGGAAGAGGCGCGGGTAAGACGAGAGCCGCAGCCGAGTGGGTGTGGTGGCAGGCGTACAAAACGCCGGAGACGCGCTGGTTGGTGTGTGCACCCACAGCAGCGGACATTCGCGATACGTGTTTTGAGGGAGATTCCGGGCTGATTTCTGTGATGCCCGAGCGTGTTGTTCAAGAGTACAACAGGTCGCTGTCAGAGATTATTCTCAAGAATGGCTCGTTGATTAAGGGCATTTCAGCGGAAACCCCCGACCGGCTGCGTGGTGGTCAATGGCATGGTGCGTGGTGCGATGAGTTAGCAGCCTGGCAGTACGATCAAGAAGCGTGGGACATGATCATGTTCGCGCTACGTTTGGGTAAGCATCCAAGGATCGTAGCAACGACGACACCGAAGCCGAAGGCGCTGATCAGAGACTTGATCGGGCGTGATGGGTCGGATGTACACGTTACACGGGCATCGACTTACGAGAACATTGCGAATCTGGCTCCGACTTTTCAGCAGCAATTGCTGAAGTTTGAAGGTACGACGCTGGGTCGTCAGGAGATCCATGCGGAAGTTTTGAACCCTGAAGAGCAGGGCATTATCAAGCGCAACTGGATCCAGCTCTGGCCAGCGAAGAAGCCATTACCTGCGCTTGAGCACATTGTGATGAGCTTGGATACCGCTTTCACGGAGCAGACTCGGGACAAGAAGACTTCGGATTCGGACCCGAGTGCGTGTGTGGTGCTCGGGCTTTTTTACGAGAATGAGAAGCCGAACATCATTTTGCTTGATTGTTGGGAAGACCGGCTCGGGATGCCGGAGCTCATCAAGAAGGTCAAGCGCGAGATGGAGGTGTACTACGGGGATGATGAGCAGAAGCCCATGATCAAGCCCAAGTTTGGTCCATCTCGGATGATTAATACGGGCAGAAAGCCGGACACGATCGTGATCGAAGACAAGGGCAGCGGGATTTCGCTCCGTCAGATGCTGGCTCGGGAGGGCATCGTTGCGCATGCATATAACCCCGGAAAGGCATCGAAGCTGACCCGGTTGCACATGGTGAGTCATTTATTCGCGGGTGGGATGGTGTGGATGGTGGAGAGCGAGAAGCGTGCGAAGCAGGTGCGCTCTTGGGCGGAGCCGCTCGTGTACCAGCTCTGTTCGTTCTCGGGTGAGGGGACGATCAAGCACGATGACTTGATGGATGCCTGCACCCAAGGTTTACGTTTCCTTGCTGATAAAGATATGATAAGCGTGAGTAAGCCTAAGCCGTTGCAGCCGAGGCTCATTGTGAACTCGCGCCCGAGGGGAAATCCGTATGGCATCTGAGCCGAACGACATGGACGAAGCCAAGGAAGATCTTGGCGAGATGTTTGAACTTCCCGAGGAGATCTCGGAAGTAGAGGACACCGAGGACGGTGGAGCGATCGTTCGCTTTGGGGAAGAAGAAGACGAAGAGGAAGTAGAGCTAGAGTTTTACACAAACCTTGCTGAGACGCTTCCCGAAGGGGACATGGATGCGCTGGCCCAAGAGTTCTTGGGTTTGATTGCAAAGGACAAGGAAGCGCGGAAGAAGCGCGATGAGCAGTACGAAGAAGGAATCCGACGCACGGGATTGGGCGATGATGCACCAGGCGGCGCTCAGTTTCAGGGCGCAAGTCGGGTCGTGCACCCCATGCTCACTGAAGTCTGCGTGGACTTCTCTGCCCGAGCTATTAAAGAGCTTTTCCCCGCCGAAGGCCCCGTCAAAGACCACATTGTCGGAGACATAACGGCGCAGAAGGTGGCGAAAGCCGAGCGCAAGAGCCAGTACATGAACTGGCAGTTGACGCAGCAGATGCCGGAATTCCGTGCGGAACTTGAGCAATTGCTCACGCAGGTTCCGCTCGGTGGTGCGCAATATCTCAAACTAAGCTGGGACTCGGGCAAGCGCCGTCCGGTTCCGCTTTTCATCGGCATCGATGACATCTACCTGCCCTACGCGGCAACGAACTTTTATTCTTCTGAGCGTAAGACGCACGTTCAGTACGTGACGGAGATTGAGTATCTCCAGCGCGTGCGCTCGGGAATGTACCGGGATGTGGATCTAGCGCCGACAACGGCGGACCCGGATGTTTCAAAGGCTGAGAAGGCCAACAACAAGATCGAAGGCCGCGATGACGGCGCGTATGACACGGATGGTCTGCGCACGATCTTTGAGATCTACGCGATTACGGACATTGAAGAGAAGTACGGTTTAGCGCCGTACATCATTTCGGTCGATAAGACGACGGGTAAGGTGCTCTCGATCTACCGCAACTGGCAAGAGCAAGACGAAACGCTCGAAGAGATGCAGTGGATCATTGAGTTCCCGTTTGTTCCGTGGCGTGGTGCGTATCCGATTGGCATCCCGCAGATGATTGGCGGTATTTCAGCGGCTGCGACTGGCGCGCTACGCGCGCTTCTTGACTCTGCGCACATTGCGAACTTCCCCGGAATGCTCAAGCTCAAGGGCGGACGCGAAGGCGGGCAGTCAGAGCGCATCGATCCGACCGAGGTGAAGGAGATCGAGGGCGGTGCGTTTAGCGATGACATCCGCAAGATTGCGATGCCGCTGCCGTTTAACCAGCCGTCCGAAACGCTCTTCCGCTTGCTCGGGTTTTTGGTTGAAGCGGGCAAGGGCGTCGTTCGCACGACGATGGAGAACATCTCCGACACGAATACAAACATGCCGGTCGGTACGCAGCTGGCTCGAATTGAGCAGGGCATGATGGTCTTCAGTGCGATCCATGCGCGTCTGCACGACGCGATGGGTCGCACGTTGAAGGTGCTGCATCGCTTGAACTCCATGTACCTCGAGGATGAAGAGGTCAAGGAGGAGTTGGGCGAATTGGTGGTGCGTCGATCTGACTTTGAAGGTCCGATGGATGTTATCCCGGTATCTGACCCCAACATCTTTAGCGAAGCCCAGCGTTATGCGCAGGTTCAAGCGATTGCGCAGCGTGCAATTGCGCTTCCGCAGATCTATGACCTGCGTAAAGTTGAAGAGCGCATTCTGCATCAGTTGAAGATTCCGAATGCAAAGGATCTACTACTTCCTGCTCCGAAACCGAAGGAGATGAATGCCGTCAATGAAAACATTGCTGCAACGCTTGGGCGTCCAATATCGGCGTTCCCGGAACAGGATCATCTTGCGCACATCCAGGTCCACTTGGACTATCTCACTAGCCCCGTACTGGGTAGCAGTGTCCTCATGTCGGGGACATACGTTCCTGTCATTCTTAACCATCTCAAGGAACATATCGCTCTTTGGTATGCAAATCATGTCTTTGAAGTCGCGTCTACTGCGGCGGGTCGGGATATCTCCGAGATACAGAAGTTCAACAGCACGGAAGTGAAGCAAAGCTTTGATCAGATGCTGGCTGCTGCATCGCAGCGTGTGGTGCCTGACGCTACACGCGCTTTTGGTGCGATTCCGCAAATCGTGCAGCAAGCGATGCAGGTCATGCAGCAGATGCAGGGCATGGGTCCGCAAGACCCGCGAGTGGCTGCGCTCATGGCGGAGACGCAGCGCAAAGCCGCTGCCGATCAGGGCAATCTTCAGATCAAGCAGGCCGAGCTTCAACTCGAAGCGCAGAAGACGCAGGTGGGCTCGCAAGAGCAGGCTGCGAAGATGCAGCAGGCTGCGCAACGCGAGGTGCTCAAGCAAGATCGCTTGGATCAGCGTCAAGCCGCAGAGCTTCAGGTCAAGATGGTTACAAACCGCGAGGACAACGAAACCGCCAAAGAAATTGCAGCGGCAGAAGTTCTTACGGGCGAGAAGGTGGGTGTATCTACAGGAACGGGGATCAACCCGTAGAGGTGATTTATGGCAAACGATTACATGAACCAGCACAAGATGATGGCCATGGGCATGGCTGTCAGCGGTCAGAAAATGGTCAACGGTGGCCCGAAGAAGGGCATGGTTGACCAGTCAAAGGGTGTCAAGGGCGACCCGAAAGCAACGCCCGCAATTATTAGCAAAGGTAAACAAAACGCATGATTGAACGCATCATTGACGAATTGGAGTTGGCCAAGGCTCGCGTTGCACACGACGCGATGAAGCGGCAACTGGAAGGTAAGGATGCTTCGTTTGAATATGGCAAGGCAGTGGGCACTTACGCCGGGTTGCAGGCCGCATTGAGTTACATTGATCGTCTTCTAAAACAGAATGAAGACGAAGAAGAGGAGTTCTAAATGTCAGCATTGGATGAGGCTTTTCCTAGTGTAGAGCCGGGTTTGGTTCCGTTTGGATCGCGAGTGCTAGTACAGATTCGCTCGGCAAAGAAGACTTCTGCGGGTGGCATTATTCTGCATACCGAAACTCGTGAGACAGAGATCTGGAATACCCAGATCGCGAAGGTGGTCACCCTTGGACCGTTGGCGTTCAAGAACCGCAATACGATGGAATCATGGCCGGAAGGTAATTGGTGCAAACCGGGCGATTTTGTCCGAGTACCAAAGTACGGCGGAGATCGTTGGAAGGTGCCGTATGGCAATGACGGGGAAGAAGAAGCCCTGTTTGTAATCTTCAACGATTTGGACATCGTCGGTGGCGTAGTGGGCGATCCGCTAGCCATCAAAGCGTTTATCTGAGGTGACCTATGGCAGAGAAAAACATCCTGTCGGAAGACGACAACCAAGAGGCTGAAGAATATGTGGCAGTTGAAACCCCTCTTACAGAAGGCGAAGACCAAGCTGGAGAGTCTGCTGAAGAGGCTGCGGAAGGCTCCGATGATGGAGACGATGGAATATCCGCCAGCGCAGACTCCGAAGAAGATGCGCGTCTCTCGGAAGAAGACAGCGACGAAGAGTCGTCGCAAAAGTCAAAAAAGCAATTAACTCCTGAAGAAAAGCGCGCTCAGCGACAGAACCGAAAGTTCCGCCGCCGTGCTGCGATCGAGCACAAAGAGCGCGAGTTGGCGTTCCTGCGTGCTGAGAACGAGGAGTTTAAGCGTCGCTTGTCGATGGTTGAGCAGCAGACGAGCAAGTTCAATGTTAGCGCAGTAGATCAGAAGCTGAACGAAGCATTGAACGAGGCTCAACTTGCTGAGCGCATCATGGCAAAGGCGATTGAGCAGGGTCAGGGCGAAGATGCTACGAAGGCGCTTCAAATCCGTGATCAGGCGCTCGATCGCGCGCGTCAACTACGGGCTGCGAAGGAAGAGGCTGAAAAGCCGGTTCCGCAATCAAAGCCTGGTAAAGATCCCCGCGTGGCGGCGTATGCAAAGGAGTGGATCGAAGCCAACAATTGGTACGACCCATCCGGTCGGGATGAAGACTCTGCAATCGTAAAGATTATTGACCAGCGCCTGGCTGCGGAAGGTTATAACCCCGCATCTGAGGACTACTGGATTGAACTAGATAACAGAGTATCGCGCCGTCTGCCCCATCGTTATCAAGAGGATGCCAGCATGGCAGAAGTTGAAAGGCCAGCCGCTAAGGCTGCGCCGACCCGTAAGGGTCCCCCGGTGGGAGGAAAGCGCGAATATGCGCCGCCGTCCACTCGAAAAGAGGTGTATATCAGCCCCGAACGCAAACAAGCACTTGTTGATGCAGGAGTCTGGGACAACCCAGAGTTGCGTCAGAAGTACATTAAGCGTTATGCTGAATACGATCGTAATTCTTCTTCTCGCTAAACAAGGGAGCGAGTTACTATGAGCGACGAAAGACTGAAGAAAGTACTTAACGAAGGGCGTGAGAATCGGCTTGCGTATGATCGCGCAGCAACTGAGAGCCGTGAGCTGTCAGACGATGCCCGTGTTGAGATGTTTCGGCAGCAGTTTATTCAGGCCGCGTTGCCTGATTTGCCAAAAATTCCGGGTTACCACACTTGCTGGTTGACCACCACGAACCCTAGAGATTCGATCCAGTCTCGCATTCGGCTAGGTTATGAGCCGATTAAACCCGAAGAGGTTCCCGGTTGGGAATACGTCTCGATTAAGACTGGCGAATGGGCAGGTTTCGTTGGAGTCAACGAGATGCTGGCGTTTAAGCTTCCCATGTCGCTGTACAAAAAGTACATGCAGGCGGTGCACTACGATGCCCCCAATGAGGAAGAAGCGCGGCTGATTGGTGCGAATGAGCGCATGCGAGAGCAGGCTGAACGCGCCGGTTCAAGTTTGGTCGAGGGTGATGGCATGTCGGCAATTCGGGAATCCGCTAAGGTACGCGCACCAAATGAGTGGGCGTAATTAGCAATTACGTTTTGTGAGGATTTAATTATGCCTTCGACCAGTGCAGCTTTTGGCCTGCGTCCGGCTTTTCATCCGAGCGGGGTTGTTCGCCCTGTCGCGATGACTATTGAGTCGGGCTACAACGCCAATATTCTCCAGTTCCAGCCAGTCCTGATTAGTGCCACGGGCAACATTCAGGCTGCTGGTGCCAGTACTCCCTTCGTGGGTTCGTTCATGGGTGTCGAGTTCACCGATACCGATGGTCGCCGCCGCGTGAGCAACAAGTGGACCGCCGGAACTTCGGCTACGGACATTGTTGCTTATGTGACGACCGATCCGGCTATCGTGTACGAGATCCAATCGGACGCGACCTTGACGCTTGCGGATATTGGTTCTCAGATGGACTTTGACAGTGTTACCGCTGGTAGCACGACGACTGGCCTCTCTGCGGCCATGTTGGACGTTGCTTCCAAGACCACCTCGGGCAACGCTCTTTGCCGTGTTGTTAACCTCCAGCCGGATGTCAACAACGCTTGGGGCGACGCTTTCGTCGTTGTTCAAGTCCAGATCAGCGAGCACCAGTTTGTCGCTGACCGTGCAGCCATTTAAGGAGGACTAGAACATGGCAGTCCCAATGCGTAGTACTGACTTTCGTTCCATTGTTGAGCCTATTCTTAACGA